AACTAATACACCATCAAACACGGCAACTAATACCCCAACGCCATCACCCACACAGACGATTACACCTTCCTTTACGCCATCACCAACCACGACGAGCACGCCGACGCCAACCAATACCCCCACACCGAGCGCATCACCTTACAAGTATGATATTGGTGATGGATTAGACAACTGGGTTGGTGCTATGCTTGTTGATAGTAATGACGATGTATTCGTTGGTGGAGGTTTCGTTTCGTATAATTCGCAATCTTGTTATGGTATTCTTAAAACCAATAATATGGGTCAAATGGATACGACATTTGTGAATGGTGCTAATAAAATTGCATTATCAACAGGTTCAACAACAATCAGTAGTTATGGTATTGCTGAAGATGAAACTGGTAATTATATTTACCTTTTTGGTTCATTTACAAGAGGTATTAAAAAGATTGATAAAATTACTGGTATAGATGTATGGTCTGCCCTAACATTATCTAATAGTGCTGTTTATGATATTGCCGTTGATATGAATAATGGTGATGTATATTTGGTTGGAGCATTCACCACTTTTAGTGGTGTGAGTAGAAACAGAATTGCTAAAGTATTCAGTAATGGTTCGTTGGATACAACAGCATTTACGGGGACTAATTTTAACTCATTAGTTTCAAGTTGTATAATAAATAGAAATGGTTATTTGGTTGTTAGTGGAAACTTTACAACCTATAATGGTATAGCAACAAACAGATTGATTGAAATAAACTTATCAACTTATGCCAATACTGGATTTTGGGGAACTGGTGCTTCGCAGCCACAAAAGATATTCCAAAGACAAGATGATGGAGATTATGTATTCGTAGGTAATTCGGGAACGATTAGTGGTATAACAATCGGTAAGGTTGCCAAATTTACTGAAGCAGGTGTGAATATTCCTTATACAACGGGTTTGGGTGGTATTGTGCCAACTGGCTTCTTTGTAGATGAAGTAAATAATTACATCTACATTTCAAATTCACAAGGTGTTAGTATTAGAAGATATGAGTATAGTTCGGGTAATATTGATACGGCATTTGAAACTGCTTTGACCCCTGTTATTCCAATAAATAATGTTGGTGCTCAATATACAGATTTGGTCGCATTAAATAGTAATAATAAAATTTATTATGCTGGTCTATTTGTCTATGTTGCGGGACAAGAGTTTCAAAGAATAATCCGTCTAAACCAAGATGGTTCAATAAATACAATTTCATCATAACACCTATAATATATTTATGAATATGGAAAAACCTAAACAAAACCTTTTTTCTTCTTACAACATAAACCCTGGCGACATCTATAGATTAGATATTCGTGAAAATGTTGAAAGAAATGTAAAACAGAACGAATGGTTATATTGGGGTGATATAAATGATTACCCACAATTCGTTTTAGAATTGATGGAAAAATCATCAACATTAGCCGTTGCCGTGAATAGCAAAATTACCATCAGTTATGGTAAGGGTGTTGAATTGGAAGATATGGGAAATGTAATGGTAAATCGCTACGAAAGTTTAAGTGAATTATATTACAAGATAATAAGTGATATTTGGATTTTTGGTGGGTTCGCAGTTGAATGTATTTGGAACAGAGAAAATACGGCAATTGAAAGTATTTACCACTTACCATTCCAAAATATCCGTGTTAAAAAACCAACTGAAGAACAACACGAAAGGGAAGTGGAGCAATATTACTATTGTGAAAATTGGAAAGCCAATAGAAAAGTCATCACCAGATTTGACGCTCTAAACCCCACAAAACACGAAGGACGACAAATATACTATTGGAAGAATTATACACCTTCTAATAACAAATTTTACCCCTTGTTGCCTTGGCAATCGGGTGTGAATAGTGCGGTCTTGGAAGCTGAAATTTGGGACTTCCATAAAAGAAATCTAGCAACATCACTTCTACCAAACTTGGTGGTAAGTTTAATTGGAGACCCGACCCCACAAGAAAAGGAAGCAATCTACGAAGAATTGATTATGTCTTATAGTGGTAAGTTCGGTCAAAAACTTATGTTGTCTTTTAGTGATACGCCTGAAAACAGACCTGTTATTGAAACCATTACCAACGATGCCAATTCGGGATTGTATATTGATGTTTTAAGTATGGCTCAACAGGCAATCATCACATCACAACAGATTTCTTCACCACTATTATTGGGCGTTCATATTGGTATTTCAAATGGTTTTAGTTCAAATGCCGATGAAATCAAAACAGCTACGGCTCACCTTTTAGATTTCGTATTAAAACCGATGATTGATAAAGTGAATATGGGACTTGAAAATGTATTGTCCTTAAAGTTCAACAAACCAGTTAGAATTGTAAATTACTTCCAAAACACAGAAAACTTATGATGATATATTATATTAGTGAAGATTATGTCCGTAATAACCTACCCGTAGATTATTCATTATTATCTGGTAATATCTTGCCAGCTTTACAACAAAGTCATTTTATCAACGCTCGTGATTTATTGGGAGACCGCCTGTTTAATGAAATCAACGATATGATTACCAGCGGAACGATTAGCGACCCGAACAATAACAACTACAAATATTTGTTGGACGAATACCTACAGAATGTTGTTTTATATTGGACGCAATTTTATATGACTACTAACCTATTGGCAAAATACGCCAACAAGGCTTTATCAATCAACAATAGTGAATTTAGTAGTAATGTTGATTTGTCTATCTACAGACAGATGAAAAACGAATGTAGGGACTTGGCAACTTACTATAGTGAAAGAGCAAAGAATTGGTTATACTACAATCAAAACTTCTTCCCCGAATATACTTACTACACGATGAACGGCGAACAACCTTCAAACCCTGCTGATAAGTTCGCAGCAGGTGGATTGGTATTGGGTAATAGACCAAGATGGTCGCAGAACAATCAGTCCTTTACTGGTTGGGGGAATAACTATTGTTGCTAATTATGGCAAATTATTTTCCAACTTATCGTCGTGGTGAAAGTTTGGTTGGGTATTCCCAACGCTGTGCGTCTGGTCGGGATATAATGAATGCTGTTCCATCACCAACAATCCGTTTAGAAATGTGTAAAGAACACGCTGAAGAAGTGCGTGAGTTTCAACCGAAGCAGCCTTTTTCAAAACCAAAGAAAATCGTTTCACCAGTCCGTTCGCAGAATGGTTGAATTGGTGATATTCCCTACCTTGATGTAAGTAAAAACATTCAAAGGTGCTCTTTCCCGTAATCTTACTTTTTAACACATTCACCTTGAAGTAATTGTCCTTCAAGTTATATGTCGTGCTCGTTATTGTTTCAACCATAGAACAAATATAGTAAAAATATTTTACAAAAAGAAACACTTGGAACTTTACTTTTGTTCCTATACTGATATACTTATTGTAAATAACTTGAACTATGGAAAAGAACAAAAATACAAAACCACAGAATTTCGTTTCTAACGAACGAAAAATCGTTGGAAGTATAAGGACATCAAAGACCGACCGAGAGGACTTCCTGCGTCGTGAAAACGACCTTAAACGAGACAACTACTACTTTAATCTACAAATAAAACTTAAATATTAAAAAACAAAACAAAATGGGACGACAAAAACTTACAATTCCGCAAGTGAAAAAAATTAAAAGAATGTTGTTGGAGGGTAATTACACCCACCAAGCAATCGCAAAGAAATTCAAAGTCAGCAGACCAGCTATTTCAAAAATCCATTTGGGTATGATTGACCCGATGGATAAGAACGGCAGATGGGGAGACATAATAATTGAAGAATGAAAAATTCGCCCAGTATATTATTCCTAGATACTAGCACTAGACTAGAATATTATACTAGAACATTATTCAATTTCATTTTTTTTCAAAGAAAAAATGAAATTGATAGAATAACTAGATTTAATACTAGATAGAATTATTATACTGGAACCTAGATACTGGGCTAATGATAATTTTTTTGGAACAAAAAGTAAATAGAAAAAATTTCAACGGAATACAAAATGAAGAAAAAAACAAATTCTATGGGGCAACCTTACATCATTTTTGAAGATGATAGGGACTTGGAAAAATTGGCATTATCAATAATTGCCTTACTACCAAAACATTCGGGAACGATAAACAAACCATTAAAAATGCGGTTATGGGATTGTGCTTTTGATTACTTGGATACAGCACCCAAGAGCTCTGTTATATTCAAAAGATGCCAAACCATTACCAACGAATTAGCTGAAGAAAGGGTAATGGCTTTATTGACTGAAGTAATAAATAAAATAGTCAAAGAAGCAAAAGCAGAACACGAAAAAATGGCAGTTATGTCTTGGGACAAAAGTAAGACAAGAAAGACGAAAAATGGTATATTGGTAAGACATTCGTCAAACGGGAAGTTCGTAGGTCTAAAGACACTTACAGAGGTTTTAGTAGGTAAGTTAGAAGAACTAGAGCAGTTGATGAAAGCTGCTAATACCAATATTGAAGATATTTCTTGGGCTGATTTTAACAAATTGGTTGAATTTGTTAAAACAGACCATTCATTCTTCGGTAAAGGACAAGTCAAAGATAAATTCAAAAGCATTAAAGTAGCCTTTGAAGATATTTTAACTGAAAAAGAAATTACAACAAATAAAAAGTAATATTGAAATTATACAACTAAAAGAATATATTTATGTATAGGGTCGGGTTTTTTGTTGCGTTCTGCTCCCATAGCATAGAGTTTCAAGTCAGTTATTTTTTTTACCCGACCCTTTTTTTCTTATGGCAAACGATTTAATAGTTAGACGCAAACAAGTAAATGAATTTGGTGAATGGGAATTTGAATGCGTTGATTGTAGTAGATGGCTTCCCCAACGAAAATTTAAGGGTTGTGTTGAAAAGATTGATGCGTATGGTAATTGTTTAATCTGTGTTTCGTGTAGGGTTAAAAACAGCAATTACAGAAGAACAGACGGATTTACCCAAAGTAAAAACGAAATTCTAATTGGATTGGGATACGACCCGTATGATACAGATAAACCCGTTTGGCAACAATTCAACGAGAGACACGGATTTCCAAACCCTTAAAGTATTTATTGAAATGGAATTATTTGAAATTATTACAACAGGTTTAGTGTCTTTTGTTTCAACAACCATAGGTTATTTCTATGGTTCAAGAAAGAATAAAGCAGATGCGCAGAAGGTAGAAATAGAAAATGTGAAGGAAGTTATATCGGTTTATATGGATACGATAAACGAACTGAAAAAAGAAGTGAAAGAATTAAAAGACAAACTGGCAACCTACCAAAAACATATTGAAAAATTGGAAAGTCAGTTGGAGCAATTCAAATCACAGATGACCCCAAAAACAAGACGCAGGAAAGACGATGTGGGACTTTGAAGACATAGATGTTGGCGAGCTATTCAATCTATCGTTAGACGACAGAAAAATGATAGTAGAAAAGGGAATAGAATTATTTGTAGAACAATCTAGAGTTGGAGCACTAATTTTAGAAGTTAGTGTGGATACATTTATGGATAGGGCTTTATGGCGAATTGAACTGGAATTGGAAAAAGCCAAGACCCAAGAAAACTACGAACTTGTATGGTATTTGAATGAAGTGATTTGGGGGGTTCATTCCAAACGAAATCAAAACTTTTAAAAAAAATGAATGACTTAAAAATAGAACGGGACGGAACAATTATCTTAAACGACAATATAAAGAAACAACATTTTCATAGCAAAGGGTATAAGAAGGTTTGGTTAAATGGTAAAGATATGTCGGTTCATCGGCTCGTCGCAACTGAATATATCCCCAACCCATTAAAGATGTGTTGTGTAAATCATCTAAACGGAGACAAAACCGATAATCGTGTTGAAAACTTGGAATGGACTTCTTCAAGGAAGAATTTGGAACACGCACGATTAAACGGATTTCACGAAACAAAACAGAATGGTATTCCCGATTTAACTGACGAGCAGGTAAGATATATTCGCACAGAATGTAAAACCACTTTGGATTGTCGTAGAATATCAAAAGAATTTAATAGGGACTACAAGACAATAAAACGGGTATGGAAAGGTTTATCTTACCAAGATATTAAATAATTTATAGATATGGGTTGTGCTTGTAAAAATAATACACCACTAAATAGGTTAGAAGCCAGACTACGAAGTCGTGGTTGGGCTGGTATGTCGGCTAGTGATTACAAATTCTTATCCAACTTCATCAAAGAAAAGTTGGGTGTTGAACCAAAAGACGAACAAGAAATTCAAATCTTATATCCACAAGCAAAGAAAGTATGATATACTTATAGCCGAACATTTGTTAGTATAGTATTATCAACACAGGTCTTCCCTAACTTTATTGATGTTTGCCAGACACAAGGGAAGAATGAACGGGTAATCTGTTCGGTCAAGGGGAAGGTTAAAATCTTCCCCTTATTTTTTTTTTAATTTTTTTTTGTAATGATGCTGCGGGAATGATTTTGTCGCCGTATGTTTGTGGTATGGAAAACAACAAACTATACGACTTGATGAAAAACAAAGATTATGCTGACGCTTTCAACAACTACTTCTTTTTGTTGGGTTGTGGTAAAAAACGAAGTGCCAACACTTACAAAAAGATTATGGAAAAGATTGAAAAAGATTTGGTAGATTAAAAACTTTGATATAACTTTGAACTATGGAAACAAAAGATTGGAAACAAGGACTAACAGATAGACACATCGCACAGATTATTCGTAGAAAAAGTATAACCCGTGTGAAGCAGTCAAAGAAAAACTACGACAGAAAAAAGTTGAAAAAAGATTTTGTATATTAAAAAGAAAACACTAACTTTGTATAACATTTAACAACAACCAAAACTATGAAACTATTTGAAAAACAAACACAAGAAAAGATGATGGGTTTTAACGACATCTTACACAAAGACGGCTCCAAGTCCTACCAAAACATTCGTGGTGGTTATATCACCATCAAACGACCTGAAGTTGTGGAGCTCGTAGAACGCATCTTATCACAAAACTTTACTGGTTGGGCTTACGCACCATCAGTAGAAGAAGCCCTTGAAAGTGGGTTCATTACTAAAGAAGAAGCAACACAGATTTATTTTATTCTTGACTAACCATAAAAACAACAACAACTATGAAAAACAACAGACACAACGCACGGAAAAAGAAAGTTCAAGCTCGTAAAAACCACGACACTTTAAGTCGTAAAGGGTATAGCTCACGAGAAAGATTTGAAAAAGCAACAAACCAAAGTTTAGGTTCATTTTGTCTTTCAAACATCGCAGAAGGAAACTATTTCTTCGCCGCCACGAACGAGACATTAAAACAACATCAGTTCGGTTGGTTATATGGTTCTTTACTTGACGAAGTGATTGAAGAAAACGCAGAAGACTGGTCGCAGATTACTAACACAGCGATAAGATTAGCAGTATTAGATGGTTTCTTCCATAAAGCGACAAACGCATCTACTGCGGGAGAGACGGGATATTATCAACATCTATTTTATGGAGCTTGGTTTTTTTGGGGTGATTTCACGAACTACACACATATCGGTATAACGATTATGGACGAAGAGGTGGGATATGAAGAGTTGAGTGATTTTAGGGTGATAGAGCTTCACGAACAGATTTCTAAACTGAACCACGCAAAGTTTCGTTTATAGTTAGTTGTAGATTTTTTGGGGGGAATAAAACCCCCCCAAAAAATATTAAAAAAAAGAAAAAAAAGTTTTGTAGTATCAAAAATCGCAGTATCTTTGATGTATGAAATCACAACAACAATACAAAAATTTCCAATTCGGTGAAGTTGTATCTACCTACCACGCCGAGCAACGATTGAAAGAGCGTTTCGGTTTGAGCTTTGAAGATGTGATGAAGGTAAAACAATACTTCAAGTGTGGAAACAAAGATTGCCGACACAAAGTAGTTCGTAATAAGATTGCTTCTTACAACAACCAAAAAGCGTTCTACAACGAAAAACTAAACATCTTGTTTATGGTTGATGTGAAAACTAAAGAAATCGCAGGCACCCTTTACCTTGATGGTCGTGATGGATATGAATTTATGAAATAAAAAAAAACAAAAAAACAAAGAATATGAACCAAGCACTTTTTATCCCGATTGAACTATTAGAAGAGTTCAGCAACCAAAACTATGGTAAGCTCAACAGAAGTATTGATGTTGAACTACTAAAGGACAAACACCCAAACATTAGTGGTGTATTGAGCCCTTATCATTTAGACCACTACCAAGCCTTCGGTGAAGATGTGGAAGAACATTACCGACTACTTATTGATAGTGTGTTAGTAGATGAAACCATCGTCCCTATGTCTTTATCACAAGATATTACAAAAGAACAGATGAAGGTTTTACTTGAAGTTAAACAAGCTATTATGGATATGGGGGAATAAACCCCCATAAAATTTGATATGATTGCGATTGTAATAGATTACCCCGAAGAAATGATTATTCGTTCAACGACACCATTTAAGGACTTGGACGATAGAACGGACTGGCTACAGAAATATCTAAAGCGTAAAGGTATTGGTGGGGATATACACGACTACGACGATTATGTCGTGGAAGCCATAGAGACCATCACCGAAACTGATAATGAAAAGTTGGACGCAATAGAAATATGGGTAGTAGGTTCTTAAAAAAATGTTCCGTATGGAACTTGACTTTAACAAAACTTATAGTATATTTGTAGTATAACAATTAAAAAAAAACAAAATGGAACAGACAAAACTAACTTACGAACAACAGACAGAACTGGCTGGTTATTATGATGATTGCGCTTCTTACTTTGGTGGAGACCCAATCATCAAAGTAGAAGAAAAGTATTTCAAGGGGGACAAACTTGGATACTTGAACTGGTTGAAAAGGGTTTCAACAAAGATTAAAAAAGATGTATTCTTTGGTTCAACCTTCAAACTATATGGTAAAAACATCACGATTGAGTGTGGGATTTAATAAAAAAACTAAAAAAAAAATAATATGATACAGATAATTAAAACAATCAAGGTGAAAGCCGACTACGACATCGTCAAAGAGTTTGATAGTGTTGAAGATTTGATGAAAGAAATTCAAATCAACTATGGTTATGAAGGTGATTATGATGAAACCAACCAAGAGTTCATAGATGTATTAAACCAATACTTTGATGAACCTATGTATGTTGGTGGTTATATTGGAACTTCGGGAAATAAACACAAGATAGATAATGTGGAAATAGACACAGAAAACTTTTCAACCTACTATACATTTTAATTATGGCACAGAACAAAGACAGACAGATTGCTACACAGAGTAGTATGAAATTAGTATTAGAATGGGCGAACGCTTGTAATACTTGTTTAACGATGAAAGAATTGGTCGGTATGTCCGTAGTCATCGTTGATTTCGTAGAAAATGGTTATTCAAAGGAAATCGGTGAAAGACTAGAAAAGATACAAGAACATTTAGATAATAAGTGATGAAAGGAATATATCATCTAATCCAAGACACAACCAACCAAAACAACATAATGGTTTATGTTCGTGATGAAGAAAAGACCCCAATAATGATATGGAATTTCTATAACGATAGTGATTACGCACATATACATTCACTATACGAATTAGAAGACCCTACCAACGAAGAACAACCAATACAAAAGGGTAGTGTTATTAGAAAGGTTAAACTAACTGGTGATATAGATTTCAATACCCTGAAATCAAATGTGGGAACAAACTGGCATTCCACAGATGATTATGACCTACTATCAATAAGGGAAGATGATGTCGTTTCAAATCTATTGGACGATGAAGCATTCCTACGAAGAACAAGAATATTAGACGAATTGATTGATTAGCTCTGTTTTCCTTTTTTAAAATAATCAATTAAAATCCCCACACCCAAAAGTGTGGGGTTTTTTATTTCATACCCAAGATTATATTTACTGGTATGGAACAAGAAAAAAAACCGATGGGAAGACCACGATATTCAACTATGGAAGCATTAGTCCATAGAGGTAGAGTGCCAGCTACTTGGAAGGAAGATATTTTGGATTTAGGAAGAAAGGGCAAGAACAAATTACAATATGCCAACTATCTTGGAATTTCAAGGGATTTAATGTATAGAATTATAGACAGAGACCCTGACTTTGCTGGCACTATAAAACAAGCTCTTCAGTATAGTGAAGATTGGTTTTTATCCAAAGCAATTGATGCTTGGGATAATAATACTGGTAAGAATGTGAATACAACCTTTATGAAGTATTATCTACAGAACACCTATAGGGATAGTGGTTGGGTGGATAGAACGGACATCACAACTGATAATAAACCCCTTACCACAGACAGCCAACAAATCGTAGTAGATATTATATTACCGAAGAAGGAAGATGAAGATACAAGCAACTAAAATATTCGCAGACATCAACACGGCAGTCCAAGAAGGTAAAAGGTATATTTTTTTAAGGGGTAGTTCAAGAAGTTCAAAGACAACATCAGCAGTTCAATTTCTAATTGTTGAAGCATTAAAGACCCCCAACATATCCATTACGATTGCTCGTGCTACGCAAGTATCAATCAAGAATACCATTATGGTAGATTTTATCCAACTACTAGACCAAATTGGAATACTACACGATGGTAAGTTAAACAAGGTTGATATGACCTACACATTCACAAATGGTAGTGTGATAAGGTTTGTTGGTCTTGACGACACCACAGGTCGTTTAAGGGGTCTTAAATCCACAATCGTAATGGTTGATGAATACAATACCATAGATAGAAATAGTTTCGTTCAATTAGATATACGAACAGAACGATATATTATAGCCTGCTATAACCCCGAAGTAGAAGAAGATTTTTGGGGGTTTGATTATGAAAAGAAAGACAACGCATCGTTGTTCGTTTCGTCGTGGAGGGATAATCCGTTCTTATCAAAAGAAATCATCAATTCAATTATGGAATTGAAGGACATAGATTTTGACCTATGGCAGATTTATAGTGAAGGTAAGTTAGTACCACCCCGAGAAAAGATATTCATTCAACCACAGACATTTACGGGGACACCAGAACATATTAAATCAACTTACATAGGAATTGACTTTGGTTATGGGGCAGACCCGTGTGCTGTGGTAAGGGTTGATATTTCAAGTGATAGTAAGATATACGCAACTGAACTAATCTACGAACACGGACTAACCAACGAAGATTTGATGTATATGATGGGTGAAGTGGGAATTGATAAGTCGTTGGAAATCGTCGCAGATAGTAGTGAGCCAAAATCCATAGAACAACTACGAAGAGCAGGTTGGAAAGTAAGGGGTGTAAAGAAAGGTGATGGGTCTGTATTATTCGGTATTCAAAAGATGCGGACATTTAAGATTTTTGTGAATGAATTATCAACAAATCTTATACAAGAATTTAAGACCTATAAATTCAAACGAGACCGAAGTGGTCGTCTAACCAATACACCCGAAGGTCAAGACCACCTTATAGACAGCTTACGATACACCATAATGGAATTTGTAGATAAGCCCAAAGCCAAATATTCATTTAGGTAAGGGACTGATTATATTTATTAGTATGGAAATTATAGTGGGAGACAAAGAATACAAAGTAAAAGACATTACTTTATCACAATACGAATTACTGAAGTCGGTAGAAAATATTAGTGATTTACAACTGATTGCCGTAATGACGGGAGCACCAGTTGAAGAATTGAAGAAAGCAAAACTTACGGACATTACATTCGTTTCAAAGTTTTTAAGGGGACAAATGTTATTACAAGATGAAATTGAAGCCCCCCAAGAAGTTGTGGTGTTTAATGGAAAGAAATATGGTTTAATAAAACCACACGATATTACTTACGACGAGTTCGTCAATTTGGAAGTGTTTATGGCTGAAGACCCTGTTGATTTAGTGAAGATTACCACACACCTTTACAAACCACTTAAAACTGATGATGTAGGGGAAAACAGAAAGTTGATTGACTATGACTTACAAGAATGTCTTGATAGAATGCCAGAGTTCAAAAACTTCCCCTTGAAGACCACCCTGTCTGCCCTTTTTTTTTTAACTTATTTAGGAAAAACACTTATGGATTATTTATTAGGGTCTATGGAGAGCCAGATGAAGAGCAACCCACCGACAAGCAACCTATTAAAGAAGACAGAGACCCCAAAGAAGTAATACAATCTGTAGTAGATTTTTATTACAATACTTTAATGTTTGCTGCCAACGATGATATATTAAATGTTGAAGCGGTTGGTAAATTAAATGTATATCAAGTTTTACAATTTATTTCGTATAGAATTGATAAACAAGATAGAATAAAACGAGCTAATGAAAAAGCCGTAGGGTAAAATTATATTTATTAAAAAACACAATTATGACCTATAAAGATTTGGTTAAAATATTTAGAGTATTTGCGGCTCAACACCCGATGCTTAAAGGACATTTCAGTTGGGGTAATTTAAGTGATTACCAAAGGGACGAATATATCCAAAAATATCCAGCAATTCACTTCGTTCCCCAAACATCAAGTATAGATAATACAGCAACCTATTTTAACTGGTCTGTGTTGATATTTGACTTGAATAATGAATGGAAAGATATGTCCCAATATTCAAACCAATTAGATAGTATGTCTATGTGCCACGAAATACTGAATGACTTTTATTCGTATTTCATCAACCAACTTACAAACTACGACTTCTACTTACAAAACCCAATTTCTTATACACCATTCTTGGATAAATGGAAAGAAAGTGTGGTAGGTGTTGAAGCCCAAATAACCATCGTAAGCTTACAAACAGCTTGTATTCCACCATTTATAGAAGAAGCATATTACATTCTATTTGAAAGTGGGGATATTGCTGAAAGTGAAGGTGGAGATTTATTACAATACGAACATTAAAAATTATGGCAAATCTAAAGATTTCACAATTACCACTTTATACTGGGGACACAACAGGTTTCTATATCCCCGTAAATAATTCAGGCGAAACAACGACCTATAAACTTACAAAGGAAACCCTTATTGGTGGAGGTTCTGGCTCATCGGGAACTAGTGGTTCTTCAGGTTCATCGGGAACTAGTGGGTCGTCAGGTTCATCGGGAACTAGTGGTTCTTCAGGCTCATCGGGAACTAGTGGGTCTTCAGGCTCAAGTGGGACATCGGGCTCATCGGGAACTAGTGGTTCATCGGGAACTAGTGGTTCATCGGGAACTAGTGGTGTTGCTGGCTCATCGGGAAGTTCGGGTTCAAGTGGTTCGTCAGGCACAAGCGGTTCATCTGGTTCAAGTGGAACGAGCGGTGATAGTATGTTTATGAGCGGAACAGGTCTAAATTCCGTAATCAACAAATACGAAACTGATAGTGATAATAATTCCCCTTATTCATCAGTAATCGGTGGTGATAATCACACTATAAATTCAACAACAGAAGGGTATAATGGAATATACGCAGGTAGTGGTAATACCATCACCAATAGTGAATATAGTTCAATCGTAGGTGGTCTATCAAATTCAATTACTAATTCAAATAACGCAACTATTTTGGGTTCAAGAAGAGCTGAAATTACTGATAGTAATTTAGCATTTATGGCAGCATCACAAAGAGCGGATAATGGTGTATTCCCTTATATGTCTAACGATGCGAACGCATCATTTATGATTGGAGTGTTTAGGGGTTCTTATATCAACGGAGCATATCGTTCGGGTATTGTTGCGTCAAATGATAGTTATATCAATCAAGGGGTAAATATGTTTATCGCTGGTGGTAATGGTAATCAGTTCCAAAATGGTGGGGAACAATCTGTTATTATTGGTGGTGTTTCAAACTACGCATCGGTAAGTGTAGTTAAAGATACAATCTTGAATGGAGAGCAAAACAGAATTACTAACGATGCTCGTTTATCAGGCATCTATAACGGATACAACAACTACATAAATGGTGTTGGTAATAACAATTCAATTTACCATAGTGAAAATTGTTATTTAGACGGAGCAAACCATTATTACAATAATATCTTTGGGTCTATTGATAGTAATATTAAAACTACTAATGATGGAAGTTTCCACCATAACAATATCTTTGGTAGTAAGCAATCGTATATTTCAGGTTCAACAAATTCATCAATCATCGCAGGTTCGGGTCAAAACTATATCTATGGTTCAACAGGTTCAACCATTATGGCTTCTAAAGGTGGTGAAATATATGGAGCAACTGATGAAGCAGTTGTTATTGGTTGTGAAGGAACAGCTATAAATGTCGCAAATGGCGGCTCTAATTTATTTATGGCGGCAAACTACCAAGCAAATATTTCGGGTGGAACACAAGACCGAGTTGTTATGATTGGAAACGAACAAAGTAAGATTCTTTCGTTCTATACTGGAATAGTTGATTATGCTAAATTCAACGGAATGTATGGTTCAAATGTGAGCGACATTTATGTTGAAACTGGTTCAAACAACACTATTGTTGGTAGTAGAGCAGCATATCTTTCAGCAACAACGGGTTCGTATAATACGATTGTTGGCTCACAAACCATCAATATAAAATTGACTACCGGACAATATAACGGGTTTTATTCGTCTAACAATAGTGATATATCAAGTAATACTAACAGAACGATTGGAATTGGTTTAAGTGGTAGAACACTAACAGAAAGTAATACAACATACACAGAAAATCACGCATCTTTCGGTCAATCATATCAAGGTTATTTCAATAATGGTTCTGGTTCAACTTTTACTATTGATTGGAACAAAGGTAATACACAAAAAATGTCTTGGAACGCAAGTGGTGGAACTATTACTTGTGATAATACACAGACGGGGGCACATTATCGTATGATAATAAACAATCCTAACGGACATACCCCAAGCTCATTTACCGCAGCAGGTAGAACAATCAAGTTTAATGGTGGTTCATTTGTGGTATATTCTGGTGAAAGTATTTGTGAATTATTCATAACTGACGATAGTGTTTTCGTAAATCAGTTAGGTTTATTCTCATAATAATATTCAAGGGGGATTAGTTCCCCCTTTTTAGCCTAATCGGTGGGTGTAAATCTCACAAAATTATATTATAGATTATAGATATGGAAAATAACAAAAAAAATGACCTAAGAATGTTCGAGTTCGGTGCTGGAGCACAACTCCCATCGTTTGAGGAGGTTATCAACTCAAAACCTTATGTGTT